TTCTAGAGCTGTAGCGGTCACTTGCTCTCTAGTTGTTTGTGGTGTAGATTCTAGAGCTGCTGGAGCTTCTTGGGGTTGTTGAATCGTTTCACCCGTCTTAGGATCTAATCCAGCATACTCGTACACGGAATCGGGAATGGGATTAAGATTTACTGGACCAAACTTTAAAGCATCAGGAGCAGGAAGCATGGCCCTTAGGATGGACTTTAAAACTTCTTCTGCAGCGCTAGCATAATCGAAATTAATTATATCGAAAAGACCAGATCCAATTGCAGATCCTATCGAGGAGTTGATCCCCTATTTCCTGTAGGTTAAAACTGTCGAGCCAGCTAGCTGCTTCGTCAAATCCTAGTTTTTCCAACAGCCAACTAGATATATCTTTTAAGAAGTCAAAGAAAGAAGTAAATGTACGCAGCACTCCTTTGAATACACCTTCTATGCCTGCAGCTATTTGGGAAGCGATAGAAGCCTCTTCCCCTAGAGCATCGATCTCCTCTTGTGCACCAAAAAAAGATCTGAAGGCAATTTCAAGAGGTAGAAAGATTTTACCAAGAGCAGAGAACACTCTTCCCACTTTAGCCAAAGACTCTTTGAAGACCTTTAACAAACTGTCTAGTTTACTTGCAGCCTTTCCTGCATCGTCTGTTTGGGAAGGATTAAGCTCTTTTAACGCTTGTCCCAACTCTTGAAAAGGCTCTATGATCGGTTTGAAGAATTTAGACACTTTAGTGCCAAATTCCTTTATAGGGGTTATTATTCGTTGTTTAAGATCGCTAAAACTTTTGGCGAAGTCTTCTAGTTTAGTAGCCAAATCTAGTTTTACTTGGCTAAACTTATTTTTTATTAGATCAAAAACGTCTGTCAAAGGTTTGAAAACTTTGTCCAGCCTCAATCTTTCTTTTATAGTTTTCCCTAGGCTTTTAGCTATATCAGTAATGGCTGTGACATATCCAACGGTGAGCCCCTGTAGAGCACCAGTTATAGCTCCTGCCGCAGCTGCAAAGCCCCCAAGGATCCCCAAATCTAGATCGGGGGTAGATTCCTGAGCTGGTATTGGTGCAGGACCTTCTTGAGGTTCTGGAACTTGTGTTGTTCCTCGCTCCCGCAATGCCTCTAATAGGTCCATCTGTTCAGAGGCACGAATACGCTGCTGCTGCTTCCATCTTAAAGACAAATCGTCAATTAGTACAACGACGTATTCTGTCAGATCTTGAATCGATTCGTTAACGGCTAAGATAGCCGATTCCAGGTTAAACGCGTTTTCATTGTCTTCATCTTTGTTAAGACGAAGTTGATTAATTATTTGCGTTAACGATTCGCTAGCTATGCTTTCTATTGTGGCCATGGCACTACAGATCTGTTGTTATTATGGTAATGATATTTATACCTCAATTACGATATCACCTGGCCTCCATTTTTATGCTTCATCTTTTCGTTTTCTTCTTTGATGAAGTTGATTAGCAGTTGCACATAGATTTGCTTCTCCCAGGGCATTAAGTTGTCTATTTCTGTTAGGGACCACTTATGGTGCTGCATCAACTGGAAGTTTGTGTTATAATAACTAATCAGATTTGTATGGGCCAGGCACACTAAAAAAAATCGGAAAGACCTCTCAACTGTAGTGTTTCTTGGTGGTTACATTTATCGCATTTGTATTCTAGATCATATGACAGCTTAGGAATGCCTTCAAAAAACTGAGCCACCTTTTGAAATTGTACCGTTGTCATTGATTCCAAAAACCTTATAAGCTCGGAGACGGGTTCGTCTTTGGCTGCGATGCGTTCGTCCTTTGTAACAATACTTTCAATACACGCTGCCATGAACTCAAACGTTGTTTCTGTTCCTTCTATTCCTTTCAAATTCTCTACGTTTTGTAATAACTTGTAGGAAGGATATCTCATCTCCAACATCACATCTTTGGTCACCTCGATGACATTAGCATTTCTAGGAACGTCGACGCGAATATCATCAAGCTGTATAGTTCTCGGCGAGCTCGTTTTACATGATCCACACTTAACGTTGACTTCACTCGATTCCCCTACAGACTTGCCCCGTATTTGCACAAACAAATACTCAACATCAAATGTTGTAAGTTTGGAATGGTCAATTGGATCGCTAATACAAGCCATCAAGGTATCTACAACTGCTTGCAACCCTTGTTGGGGATCCTGAGACTCGAATGCCATCATCAATACCTTTTCTTCTTTTACAAGGTATGGACGAAAACGAACCGTTTGTTTTGTAGAAGGAATAGTGACCTGATACTGAGGTGTATCATTTAGCCTAGGTAAACTCATCATAATCTCCTATGATATATTAATTAAAAATACCGTCAAGAACTCCAAGTATGACGCCAGTCAAGCCCTCATCCAATAAAGCATTATCGCCAGCATTAATTTGCTCCGGTCTCCAGTCAACGTACGACAATTGTACTGTAACTTCTACCAGCTGATTACTTAGTTCGTCCCCCAAATTGATAGCGTTCATCGATGTTGGGAAAGCATCCTGCAGTGTGACACCATAAACTTGATCGCGCTCAGTTGTCAGCCCAATAGTGATTCCATCTGTTCCAATTTGTATAGGACCCAACTCAACGCTGGGGTCGAAACCAAACTCATTAGCGAGGGTGGTGATACTCCCTAGCACTCCTCCCTGATCAAAAGTTGTTTTATAAAACTGATAGTTGCGATCCTGTCTGAGCTGGTATATCTTCACATCCCTTGTGTAACCAGTAGGACCAGCAAAATATCCTGTTTCATACGTATTTTGGTTGACAGCCAGTTGTTGCCAGTATTCAAAATATTTTCTGATGTTATAATTATTGGTAACAACGAAAGTTAGAGTGACATCGTTAATAGCATACCCATACGCTACTTTAAGCGTATGCATGCCAATCTGTCTATCAACTGTTAGTATCTGTCTACCAGGTAATTCGGTTGCGCGACATAGAATATTGAATTCTCTTGCTTCTCCAAAAACACCGAATGACGGTAAAACTACTTTGTATAGATTTGGTCTAGCAAATCCTCGATTGTCGTTTACAAGACTCTTTAGTTCATCTATTGAATTAGGCATTATACCATTTTCCTTGAGGCTCTGTACACAGCACCCTCCGATTGTTTAGCCCATTGGGCAGTTGGTAGAAAAGTTACCAGTTCCCAATGTGACGCTGGAACAATAGCGAATTCGCTTCGCACGTGACTGTTCAAGTAATGCTTTAAACATGGTTTATAATAACTCATTCTCGCCGTAGACTTTAACATCTTATATGTAACGTCTATTTTTTCTTGAGTGGCCACTTCCATCAACTCCCCAAGAAACCTAGCTCGTAGTACGGGAGGTAAGTAATGGAGATTTAGTCCATAAAAACCTCCTTCAGCAGGTCCTACAATAACCGTCAAAGGAAACTTGTCGTAATAGGGCAACTGAGCTTTAGTTTTGGGATCATAATAAAACATCGCCATCGATCCAACTACATGCTGACCTTTAGTGTCGTACTCCCTCATTAACTGTCTTCGATTGACAGACGACAACTTAGCGGCCTCTTTACGAAACCACTCACGTGACCGCTTAGTCTGCAAAGGAATGTTAGCAGCCTGAGCCTGTTTAAGAAAGTTCTGTGCGATGTTTTTAGCCATGGGAGTATTTATCGCTTCATAAAGCATGCCCACAACGATCTATAGAAACTTACGTCGGGGGTTGGGATTAGATCATTGTCCTTAACAGATCGTTCAATATCTTCGAAGGTTATCTCTAATTTGAAACCAGGAACAGGATCGTCAAGGAATTGTTGGCGTGTTTCACGGTAATCATGAGCCATCACAATGTCTCCTGATTTGAGAAACGGAGCAAGTATAGAAAATTCCAGGGCTTTGTCATTGCCGTCAATAAGAACAAGCGTACGTCCTTTATACTGGATAAAGTTTTTGATGTAATCGAGATCGTCGTTATAGGACATTTCCTTAATTTTGAATACACGAGGGGTGTTGTGGATTCTTTGCAAATTAGGGTGGATTGCGCCTTTTTGTATCTCGTATCCCAGGAAGTCTATATGAAGGGGAGTTCGATTGTGTACGAAATAAGACAATCCTCCACGGTAAGTTCCTATCTCTAGTATACGAGCTATATCGGAATACTGTTCAAATAAAACAGGAAAATCCTCTAAAATAGCCGTTGCTTGTTTAATAGGAACGCCTCTATAGCTGTCGAATCGTTTGTTTTCCATTATTTTGTCTTCTTTCTGTAGGGTTTCATTGGTTTTAATTTTTTTATTGCTCCAGGTTTACCGAGTTGTTTTGGAAGTATTCCCATCTGTTGTAGAGTGTGTTCTGTCCAGATTTGAAATTTCCACCCTTTATTCTTGCAATGTTTGTCGGCAGCTTCCCACTTGTTCATGTTCTTGACGTAAGTCATGCCTTCTTGTATATACCTTTTTGTTTTGGAATTGCCGCTAGGAGGTTTCGTCTCTTTGTCAGGTTTTATCTCGACAAGCAACACATTCCCGTCTTTCATTTTAATATAAAGATCAACAAAATACCTGTGGTATCTTTTATCTACTTCGAAATAATATGGTATTACAACCTCTTCTGAGCTCCACTCTATCACATTGGGATTGTTATCACACCACACGAAGCAGTTTTTCTCCCACCCAGAACGATACACTACGTTTGAGGTGTCCCCAACGTACTTGGATGGGTTCTTGATTTTATATGTTCCTTGATATGTCTTCAAACCGCTATAAATAATCGTAGTTAACTTACACCTATTTATAGGCTGCTTTAAATGGCAAACGAAACTCTAAGATATCCCTTATACCGAGAAACGGACTATAAAGGTAAAATATCCTTTCAGGTTATAGAAGCACCGGAAGTGGATGAAAGTGTGTTCAGTTCCTTGATTGAACAATTGGAACAAGGTGGTAGCCAAACAGAAGAGGCGCTTTCCTCTGAACAGGCAGAAAACTTAGTTGCATTAGCTACGGAACTCGCTGTGTCCGCTTTACGGGGGCAAGGAGACGGGTTGACTAGTACTGCCACGTCCCAAAGTCCTAGCTTCGGACAGCGAGTAGAGCTGTTTCTTCCTCCTGGAATACAAATCACTGACGGTGTGGATATTGCTAATATAGAATTAGGAAGGGCTGGAGCTGCGTTAGGAGCCGGCGTTGCAGGG